CAGGGAATTTTGATTATAGTACTGCCTACTCTTGGAGAGTAGATACAGTAGTGGAGAGGGGAAGTATGGAAAAGATATATACAGGAGACACATGGTTATTTACAACACAATCACAAGTGCCTGAGCCTCCTACTGTGGCATTGCTTGGTTTTGGGTGTTTGGTATTAGTTAAAACTAGAAAGCGAAGATAATATGAAGGAAACAGTAATTAATCAACATCTTCAGAACTGCTTTGTTTATTTAGCAGTAACTGATACAGGATTTTTGCGAATAGCTCGAAATTCAGTTAAAGAGGTTTATTTTTCTTCTGAGATAACAGAAAATATTATAAGGCTCTGTTATTCTTATTATGATCTTACAAAGGAAGCACCTCAAAATCATTTGCATGATGAACTTGTAAGATTTCTTTTTGATAAGGATGATGACAAGAAAAATCAATATCTTAACTATCTTAAAAAAATTCAAGAAATGGATCCTCCTAACAAGGAGTATATTGTTTCTCGGATTAATAAGTTTATCCAAGCACGAGAGTTTGAAGGAGCTACAGTTAAGTTTGTAAGATTAATTGAACAAGGCAAGTTTACTGAAGGTCGTCAATTAATGCAAAAAGCTCTTCGTACAGGTATTGTACAAGAAGAGGTAGGCATTAAGTATTTTGATGAAGCAATTCCATCTTATTATGGTGAAGATGGACAAGGACGGAGAGAAGTACTTATTCCTACAGGTTTTGGTATTATAGACAATAGTATTAGAGGTTTTCATAGAAAGGAACTTGTTTGTGTATTTGCAGGATATAAGGTAGGAAAAACTTGGGCAGGTGTTCATTTTGGAAGTTTAGGACTACTTTATGGACGTAAAGTGCTCCATATTTCGCACGAAGAAACCGCAGAGAATTTAGATATGAGATATGATATGTGCCTTGGTAGTTTTACAAGTTCTGAGTATAGTGAAAATGTTACTTTTTCCGAGTATAGCCCAGAAGGTCATCCTATTGGAGTTTATGAGTTAGAAAGGGATACTGTTTATAATTTAAGTAGTATAAAGAAGTTGCGAAGAAAAGCAGCTCGATTTGGTGGGGATTTAATTATTAAAAAGTATCCTATGGGTTCGTGTACTATAGGTGAAATTGAAAGATATTTGGATTATCTTGAAACATATGAAGATTTTGTTCCTGATATTCTTATAAATGATTATGTTGAAAAAATGAGACTTCTTCCTGAATCTGATCAGCGGAGGGATAGAATAAATCAAGCATATGTTGATCATAAGAGAATAGCAGATGAACGGAATATAGTTGTAATAACCGCAAGTCAGATAAAAGGACAATCACTTGAAAGAAAAATTGTAAGCCAAAGAGAATCCGCTGCTGAGGATATGAGGAAGCTAGGAAACGTTGATATAGGTTTATTACTTTCTCAGACACGTGCTCAGGAGCGAAATAATCGGATGCAGGCATTTGTATTGGTAAATCGAAGTGGGAAACAATCATTTGGCTGTATAGTATCTAAGAATTTAAAAGTGGGGCAGCTGGTTTTAGATTCTTGGCCTCTTAGAATGTCAGAAGGGGATAGTAATGAAAGTACCTAAAGCTATAAAGAGAGTGATGGATAGGTATGATTATACATATTTTCAATGTTGTGTGATGCCTCTTAATTTGCTAATTTTTCTACATGGTTGTGCAAAAATGGAAGAGGAAACAAAAATAGAGGAAAAAAATGATTAATGCAATATGGATGCTTAAAGATGTTCTGACAGAATTATATGATGAGATTATTAATTCGGACTATGGAGCAGAATCTTATGGGCTGTTAGTTAAACTCGTTTCAGACCATCAACACTATCATATGTTAATTTATGGAAACGATAATTATAAAGGAGTATACATTATTGATAACAATAAAGAAAAAGTAGAAATTGAGTGTATTTGTTATCATGATAGTGGTTGGCGAACTACTATAGAAAGGTTTTTATTTGAAAATTCAAATAGTATTCATTTTGATATGTTTCCTAATAGGATTATGTATGAAGTTGTAAAAAAGTTGACCAGGTCTATTGCAGTTGTTAGCCTTACTAACGAACAAAAAATTGTGCTTATAAATGTTAGGAAAAAGAAGTATGGATAATAGACTTGAAAAATTTAGGACAAGGCGGTATCGATGGTTGGGCCAGAAGACACGAATTGATAAATCTACCTGGGTGGAATTATTAGACTCTAATTGGATAGGATGGGCTAGTAATGTTTTAAAGAAACATAATATTAATTTTAAAGAAGTGTTATGGAGGAATTCCGATCGTTATGGAGTTAAAAGGCATTTCTTTCGTGCTATAAAATGTGCTGATTTAAGAGAGCTAGGTATTCTTGATAATTTGTATTGTACTGATTTGATCAATAGAAAAGGTTGATGGTGTTTAAGATGATGATATGGAAAATTAAAGTTTTGTACTGGAAAGTTAGAAACTTAATTAGATTGGTTCCTATTATTTGGAAAGATGAACAATGGGATGAAAGTTATGTGTTTAAATTACTAGCTTTTAAGTTTAAGTTAATGGAAGATTTTTATAATTCTAAATATGCAATATCGGCTGATAGTAAAAAAGTAGCATCAGAAGTTCGTGTATGTTGGTTGCTTTGTAATCGATTAATTACTAATGATTATGATGAAATGCTTGATGTAGAATGGGAGTGGGAAACAGAAGACATTCTTCCTATTTGTTATGGATGTCATACAATAGGATGGATAGCTGATAGATGGATGGATTATGAGATGCAGATGCGACATCAGGATTTAGCGTTGTTGTGTAAATTGATTGAAAAACATGCATTTACTTGGTGGGATTAAAATGTTTACTACTTATACTGGAAAAAATGTTAGTCTTTCTACTTTAGAAGTTAAGGATATTTGTTTACAGGATATAGCTCATTCACTTTCTTTGCAGTGTCGTTATAACGGTCATTGTAGATTATTTTATTCAGTGGCTGAGCATTCCGTTCGAGCAGCTAACAAAGCAAAAGAATTTGGAGTTGATCCAAGATATGTTTTCTTACACGATGCAGCAGAAGCTTATTGTGGCGATATTATAAGAGACATTAAACCTGCAGTTTTTGATGATAATGTTGAAAGTAAAATTAGGAATGTAATTTTTTGTTATTTTGGTTTAACAACAAGTTATTGGGATACCTACTTTCATGTTATAAAACAAATTGATAATATGATGTTATCTACAGAAGTTCGAGATTTAATGCCCAAAAAAGCAGCAGGAACTTTTCCATCTTATGATGTTTTTAAAGGAATAATTATTCCTTGGAATTATCGTAGAGCTAAAGATGAATTCCTGATGAAGGCTAAAGAGTTAGGTTTAAGAGATTAAAATTATGAGTTTTGACTGGAAATCTTTAACTAAGAAGGAGCTTAAACATATATTTAAAAATGTTTGTTTCAAGATACAACCTCGTTGGCATCAGCTAATTTCAGTTGTTTTTGCAGTTGATAATAGTAATTCTCGTGTACTATTTTTTCATGGAGTTGGTACTGGGAAAACTTTGTGCTCTCTTTTTACAACGCAACTTTGGAAATGTAAAAAGATCTTAGTTGTATGCCCTAATTCTGCTTTTAGTGCTTGGGAGAAAGGTTTGCCTTTAGGCACAGATTATTCATATACATTCTTGACAGGTACTAAAAAAGAACGGTTGTTAAAGTTAAGGGAGAAAAAGGATGTTTACATAATAAATTATGCTGGTTTGAAAGTTCTTTACTGTAAATTGATAAGAAATGAAGGCTGGAAAATAAATCCTTCTTTTACTGATGGTTTTGATTGTATAATAATAGATGAAGCACATAGAGTTAATAATTACAAATCGCTTCAAACTGAAATTTGTTATAAGTTATCGCAAAAGGCAAAGTATGTGATTGGAATGACGGGAACTGCAATTGATAAATCTATGTTAGAGCTTTTTAACATATATAAAGTGGTAGATTTAGGAAAAAGCTTAGGTATAAGTTATTTTCTTTATCGTGCTGCATATTTTTATAGGAAAGTTTTTAAGTTAAGAAATGGCAGGGAAGTACCTGAATGGAAATTAAAAGACGATGCAAAGGAAAAGATTCTAAAGCATGTTTCTGGCAATACAATTAGTTTTGACCGTGAGGAATGTTTCGATCTTCCTGATATGCAGGAAATACCAATTTTAGTTAAGCCTACAAAAGAATTTTTAGATTTACAGGATAAGATAATTAAGAATTCATTTTTTAGTATCCAAGGTACAGAAATTGATAATTCTAAAGATAAAGCAAAAGCAAATTGGCTTCGAGAACTTTCCGGAGGATTTCTTTACTATAAGAAGAATGGCCAGGAGAACGTTTATCATTTGAAGAAAAATCCTAAACTTGAAGCTCTATCGGATTTAATAAAAGGAACTACATCTAAGATTCTTGTTTTTTATTGGTATATAGAAGAAAGAAAACTTATTGAAAAAATGCTTAAGAAAAATAAAGTTAAGTTTATTTCTATCTATGGCGGACAGAATTTAATTGAAAGAAAAGAACAGATTAAAAAATTTACAGCTGATTCTAATACTCAGGTAATGATAGCCCAATCAAAAATTGCAGAAGGTTATGATGCTTTTGTTGCAAATATAATTGCTTTCTATCTTCCTCTCGGTTCTCCGAGAATGCGTACTCAGTGCATAGGGAGAATTTATAGGAGCGGGCAGACAAGAAAATGTTTAATATATGATTTTATTCTTGAAAATTCTGTGGATAGTAGAATTATTAAAGATCGTGGAAAAAGATTTAGTTTAGTGGATTCCGTTAGGAAATATATGCAAAGTTATTCTCAAGAAGTTGGTGAAATATAGTAATTATAATAAGGGAGAATTGCAATGATGGATAAAAATCAGATGGAAGCAGGAATAAGAACATTTCTTGAGGGGATGGGACTTGATCTACAGGATCAACATTTGAAAAGAACTCCTGAAAGGGTAGCAAAAGCTTGGATCGCAACTTTTGGAGCAGGATATCTTCAAACTCCTGAGAAGATTCTTTCAGTTGAATTTGATGAGAAATGTGATGAGATGGTAGTTATAAAAAATATTCCTTATATTTCTCATTGCGCACACCATCTCGTCCCATTTTTAGGGACTGCTAAAATAGGATATGTGCCGAATGGAAAGATTACTGGTCTATCAAAGCTTGCAAGGGTTTTAGATGTTTTTGCACACAGGCTTCAAGTACAAGAGCGTCTTACAAGACAAGTGGCTGAAGCTATTCAAACACATCTTAAACCGTTAGGGGTAGGTGTGGTATTAACTGGAGAGCACCAGTGTATGACAACTAGGGGAATTTATAAACCTGGCAGTATAACTGTCACAAGTTGTTTGTTAGGACAGATGAGAACAGATCCGGCTATGAGACAAGAATTTTTGAATTTTTAATTTGGATATCTTCAAATAGATATTATACTTTAAATGTAG